CGTCTGTACGCGCACCGTGTAGGCGGGCCTTGGCAGGCTGTCGCCGCGAAGACCCGGTGCGATCAGCTGCACGATCTTCTCCTGCATGCTGCCCGCCTGATCCCATCCGCCGACGATGCGCAGCGTCCTGCCCGGCTCCATGTATTCGCTGAGCACCCATAGGATCTGCTCCACCATCTCGCGGAAGGCATCCTTAAACTGCTCCGTGTGCCACCGGGCGAGCTTGCCGCCCGCGCTCTGCAGCGCTTCAATCGCGCTGGCTGCCGTCACGCCAAGCCCGCCCTCGCCGCGGTTAAACTGGTTCTGGCCGCAGTCCTGCTTCATCGTGTCCGCCAGATACGTCATCATCTGGTATACCTGCCCGTTGATCGGGCTGGCCTGCACCGGCTGCATCACCTCGCGGATGTCGTTTCCTTCCCACTCGACGATTACGCGGCTCATGTCCGCAATTTCGTCGGGGTTAATGCCGCTGCCCTTGCGGATAAAGAGCCGCTGCACGCTTGACTGGCGCGCATTGTCGTCGATGTACTTGATGTAGCGGTCGATCGCATGCTGCATCTGCCGGTAATCATGCATCAGGCCCGTGCCAAACGCTCTGCGCCATACAGGCCGGTACTTAAAAAGCGTAAAGGGATACAGCCCATGGGCGAACACGCCCTGCTCAAACTCGCCCGCCTCCCGCGTGCCCATGTCATATTCCGTGCTGTAAAGCAGCGCGCCGCCCGCCAGCAGCGCCATGTGCACGCGGTTTCTTCGGGCAGGCGCGTCGTACGTCTTGTACCAGTATTCAATCAGCGTCACGCGCGCATCGGGATCGGCGGCGCCGTCCATTTCGCTTTCCGCCTCTCTCGCGTAGCGGTCCACGGCGATATACCCCTTTGCATGGGGATAATGCGTTTCCACCCAGTCAACCGTCGTGTTTGTGGTCTTAAAGCACGCTCTGCCCTCCTGCAGATCCTCCACCATGGGATCCGGATAAAAGTCCTCCGGATGCCACGCCAGCACATTGACCATGCCCTCTGCGCCCATCGCGTCGTCGTCCCAGAAGACCTGACACACGCCCGTTCCCGCGATGACGGCGTCCTCCATCAGCCGCTGGTACTTGCCCGGCCAGCCCGCCTGATAGAGCACAAAGGACACCACGTCGGTCATCTCCTCTGCGCTTTTCGCCGTCTCCTCGCGCTCGGGCACCATTCTCGCCTCGGGCATGTTGTCGATCTGGTCGGCGATCACGTTGTCCGCGCAGGAATTGAGCGTATTGGAAAGGGGCGCCGTCTCGCTGCGCTCCCCCTGCTCAAGCCTGCGCATCATCCGCGCCTGCCGCATCTCCTCGTGCGCGGGTCTGAGCTGGTCGTAAAACCGGTCGAACAGCGCATACGCCCGGCTGACCAGCAGGCTCTGCTCCGCTGTAAGCGGCTGCATGCCGGCGCTTTTATCGCCGGCAAGGCTGTTTACCCTCCTTCTTCTCATGTCCTTCTCCTTTCGTTTTTACCACGGCCTGCCGCTTTCCACCCTGGGAACCGGACGCGGCGCGATCGGCCTTGACATCAGGAAATACCGCGTCTCGTCGTAGATGTGATCCTCGCCCGCCGTGTTGATGTCCTCCGGGCGCTTCGCGTCGTATACCAGTGATGGAATTGTGCGGATAAACTCCCGGCAGTTTTCAAACACGTAGAGCATGGGCCTGCCCTCCGCGTCAAACTTGAGCCGTTCATGCAGCTGCATCTTGCCCGGAAGGCGCGTGTTGTCCCCCTTTCGGAAGGTAACGCCGGAAAAGACGCTGCGGATCTGCTCCTCCACGCTCATGCCCCGGCTTCTGTCCCAGATCGCCGGATCCGCTACGCCCATCACGTGAACGCCCTCTTTAAACTCCGGCTCCATCAGCCTTGACAGTTCCACAGCGATCTCCCCGGGCGTGAGCATCACGCCTGTATTCGCCTCGCCCGGCACGCAGCCGTAAAGCTCCTTATACCGGTAGACCCGTCCCTCTTCATCGATGGCCCATACGCCGAAGGAAAACGGGCGCGTGTATCCGTGGTCAAAGCTCACCACGCGCGTCCAGTGCCAGGGAACGGCAAACGGCCTGATCACATGCGTGAACAGACCGTCGTCGTAATGCCTTTCATCGTTTGTGAATTCCGGGAACGCCTGCCCGTCAAACGCATCCCACCTGCCGTACAAAAGCGCGTCGCGCAGCGCCTTGGGCTTTTGTTCCAGCTCGATGATGTAATCACGCGTGATGTGCGGGTTATCCATCGCCGTCGCAGGGATGTACTCGATCCGGCGCACGGCGGTTTTTTCAAGCAGTCCGCTTTCAACCGGAATCTCGCAGATGCGCTTTCCCGCGTCCGTCCTCTGCACAAACCGCGCCTTCACCCACGCATGCCCCGGCCCGCCGGGGTTGCTCGCGCTGCGAACGCAGGGCGTGATGCCCAGTTCCCGATTGGCGCGCAGCCTCGTGCGCAGGTAATCGTACATCGCCTTGGTGAAATGAGTCAGCTCGTCAAAGTAAAGCCAATGGATTTCCGCGCCCTGGTACTTAAGCAGGCCGTCGCCCTCATTGAGCAGATGACAGAAATGAATGACGCTGCCGTTGACAAGCCGCAGCTCGTGCGCGGAGGAAAGATACCGCCCCAGTTTCCCCGGCACGATTTTCTGCATCGTGCGAATGAGCGTCATTTCAAGCTCCGCAAACGTGCGCCTAAACAGATAGGCATGCGTGCCCGGATGCTTCATGCACCGCAAAAACGCATCCCAGCAGATGGCGTAGCTCTTGCCGCCGCCTGCCGCCCCGCCATAGAGCACCTCGTCCGCATCGCTGGCATGGAATCGCGCCTGCTTTTCGGTCGGCTTATACCGTAGGGTCAGTTCCATCGTTTCCTCCCTGCGCTGCGGGCATGCCAAGAGCCGGCATGCCTTCAAACCTGATGCGGATATCGCGCATCATCTCCGCATCCACGCTGATGCCCGCCCGGTCAAGGATGTCCTTTGCAGCGCGCTGGCTCACCGCCTGCGCCCCTGCCGCCTCGCCCAGCATCACCAGCTCCGCCTGCTTTTTCGCCGCCTCCTCCGCCTGTTCATATACACAGATCTGCGCCCGCAGCTTTGATGCCTCTACCCGTTCCCTGTAGGGTTTGAGCAGCGATACATCGCCAAGCGCGCGCACGACCTGCGCCTGCGGCACACCGAGCCGCAGCGCGATATCCTCCGCTTCCATCCGGCAGGAGAAGTACAGCCGCAGCGCCTCCTCCTGCCATGATGCATCCGTCATCGTTCCACCTCCTCATGACACATCTTTTTGGGGGAAAAGAAAAGCAGCGCCGCGCCGAAGCGCCCGCTGCCGATGCAAAACCGTCCGCCGCAGCAGCCGTTTTTGCTGATTCTATCTTAGCACAGCCTGCTCAGCCCTACAAGACGACAGATTGCGCCATTTGCCGCCATGCTTCGTCTTCCGGTTTTGCAAAAGCGGCCAATGACCGTATATTTCCCAACCACTTTTCAATCCTGCGTAATTCGGCGCCCGATGTACGGTTTTTAAGCAATATCCCCATGACAAAAAACAGGCTGCAGCATTCCTGCCGCAGCCTTCTGTTTGTCAAAAAAACTCAATAGAACGCAAAATCAAATCGGTCGCGGCGGCGTGTACGGCGCGACCGCAGCGATTCTGATGGAGGGAAATTCTATTTCCCGGAAGCAGAATCGTTTCCTTGCATTTTTCAGTTGTGCCCTTCGGGCGCGGCTGAAAAATGTAGAGGGGTGGGCGTGGCGGGGGAACGGTTCCCCCGTCCACCAGACTGTCAAAAAGACTTTTTTGACAGTCTGAGGCTGCGGCATTCCTGCCGCAGCCCGATGTTGTTTCAGTTTCATCCGGCCTTTCGCAGGCCACTTTCCCGCTGCCCGGTGAAACCAGGCTATTGCAGCCGCTCAATCTCCCTGCGGTATCGTTCGCATTGCCGCTCGCTCCTGTCGATCGCTGCGCTCACGTCCGTAAGGCTCATGCCCGCCATGTAATACAGCGCACAGAACGCGTACATTTCCGGCTTCATGCCCTCCATCGCCTGACGCGCGCGCTTTTCCATCAGATGCAGCTGCGCCTCCTCGCGCTCAAGCAGCCGCTCCATTTCTTCACGGCGAATCATGCCGGCATCAAGTCCGGACGCATGTCCGCTGCTCCTTGGCATGCCGTCCAGACGGATCGAGCGCAGCGTGCTCTGCTTTTCCCTGATCACCCGTTCGCGCAGCCGCGCAACAAGCACCGCCTGCGAGCGCACAGACATTAATCTTTCTCTTGCCTTTCCGTTCACGTTATTCTCCTTTATTCTGTCTGCCTCAATCGCCGCCGTCTGCATATGCCGCGTTTAGCAGGCATGCGCCGCAGCCGTCGCACTCCTCTTTTCGGTTCATCACACAGTAAAACGCCATCATCCCTCCGTTAAATACGAACATATGTTCTCATTTATGCTTCTATTCTAGCTGGGAACAGCGGGTTTGTCAAGCTGATTTATTGCAAATCAGGATCGATCATACCATTTTGGATCGAATCAGACAGCTTTGTCCGGGGGTGTCAAAGAGACGATCCACCTTTCGCTGCGGATGATGGTTTCT